TTAATTCTGTTTGTAATTGAACCGATTGTTTGGATTTAAAATATTGATAAAAATAATTTGTTAGTAAAGGCATTATATATTAATCAAATATTTTTTATTATACATTCATCTTTAATTTAAAAGCATCTATACCACCATTCGTATCCTCTGTAATTGTTTCTGTATCAGCTATTGTTTTTATTTCTTTTCTTAATTTTGGATCTTCACTCTGGAAAAAATGTTTTAAAATATATTCATTTTTCAAAAAGTTAGTTGATTTATTTAAATCCTCAAAATAATCCAAAAATTGTTCTGTGTCTAAATAGATGTCACCTGTTCTATGACTGAAATTATTAATGTAATGTAAATAGGCACAGCAATACCAACCACATGCGTTCGCCATTAATGATTGAATATCCTTTGTATTAAATGGTATTTTTTGTTTACAGAATTTCATCATTTTTTCTTTTACAATTTCAGGGGGTGGACCTCCAAATGGACAAAAATATATTGGAGCAATCTTACCATTAGGATATTTTGCTATTTGAAAGCAAGTCCAATGTGAGCCATTATTTAATAAGCCTTCAGCATTATATTCATCTTCTAAATTAATAAAGTAAGCCTTATTATATTCTAAATTACTTGGAATTTCATTTTTAAATATGATTCCCTTTTTTGTAGCAAGTGGAATTTTCATCTTTTCGCAAAGTTCTCTAATTTGTCTATCTGTTAAACTCATTATAATTAATTTAGATAAAAAATTTCTTAATTAATTATTATTTCATTGGGAGCTCTATATTAACTATTATCAACCGCCTTATAACATTAATCCAGAACCAGTAATATTCTGATAAGCAGGTGGTAATGTATATCTAAATTGATAATTTGCTCCTAATGGCTGAGATCTTAATGCTTGAGGTGTATGTCTTATTAAACCTCCATTGAGACCAACAATCGCCGCACTCTTACTAACACCTCTGCCTGAACTTTGACCTGCGTATAAACCTTGACCAGCCAAAGCTCTTTCATAAGCAGAAACAGATTCTCTTTGTTTTTCAGCTACTGCTCTTGCGTTTAATTCCGCCATTGCCTTGTCTGAAAGAGCATTTGTAATTGAGGCTCTACTTAAATTACCCATATTAGTTCCCAATTGAGCATTTAATGAACCAAGTGCTTGGTCTTGAACATAACGACCTGCTAGACTTGTTGCTAATTTTGCCTTTGGACCACCAGCATTCGATTGATATGCTGATGGATTTGCTAAATAATCAGCACCAAGTGCGGATAACCCAGCAACACCTGGAGCAATAAATGGGATTAATTCGGGTTGAGCTACACCTAAAGCAGTTCCTGCTGACGCTAAACCCGCCGTAAGTCCTGCTTGAGCTACTGGCAAAAAATCTCTTGCTACATCATAAATTCTCTTACGTGCTGGTTTTCCAACTATTCTTCCTACTGCTCTATCGAAACGCTTACCAAAAATTCCTTGTCCCTCCATCTGAGCCGATGCACCTTTATTCATTGCAATTTCCTCTGGAGATAATGCTAATTCCATACCCTTATTTCTGCTAAACGTTTTTGTTATAAGAGAATAATTTGCAGGGTCTACAATTACGGCTACACCTTGACCTTCCATTGGCTTTTTGACTCTAACTTTATGTCCATTTCTTAGACGAGACAACTGTTTGGGTGATACATGAACTTTTACGGATTTATGTTCCTCCATATAGAATATACTAACAAAAAAAGATAATGGAAAATTATTAATACTGAATTAATGTATTTTTTAGTATTAATTATAAAACATATTTTCTGTTACGATATATGCTCTCAAATATTCTAAACACGTGCTCCTGATAATACGTCCACTGAAACTGAACAGCGGTAAGTGCAGAACACGAAAAGGTCAATATCACGAGCAGAAGTATTCTGTCCAATAATCTGAACTGATTTAGGAACAGATTCCTCAACTGGAAGCATTCTTGAAACATCAACGTGATGGTAACAATATTCCATTTCCCAACCAAGTTGGTCGATTAATCCGCTTGAAAGACCATCTACCATACCTCCATCAACAGCATTAGCACCATAAACCTGATTGAGCCAAGTCTCGAAGGAATATCGAACAGTATTGTATATCATATTCTGTCCAGAAACTACTACGTTGAAATTAGTAAGCAAACAAAGAGGAGATGTAGGTCCACAACCCGCAGGATCAAAAGGAGATTGATAAGCAGGAAGAGGAGAAGCACCAGCACCAATAATGTTGTTTGTTGCCGCAGAATAGTATGGCAAGATAGTTACACTAACAAGACCAGCAATACCGTTGGTTACTAAATTATTAATCTGACCTGTGCTAGCAGGAATGTTATTAATCTGATACTGGTAAACATCAGTGTATTTAATTTGCTTAATAGGACTGGAAAGATAGGCACTTTCAAAAATTGGATTAAAACTGTAACATGGCACATACAAGTAGATGCTACGAGCAAGTCTACCTTGCTGAACACCAGTAATAGAGGCAAGTTGAGGATCAAGACAAGTAGCACCAACAGAAACGTTGGCTCTAAAAGTATTAACACCTGAATAAGCACTAGAACCACCATTTAAACCAGCAGCACTTGCGATCATTAAAGGACAAACACCTCCAACCGCATTGGAAACACTATTAAGTGTTATAGCATCAGCAACATCAACGCTATAATCAACTGTAGTGTTATTCAAGTTCAATGTCATTTTCATAAAAGCACCTTTCAAAAGAGGAATAAAGTTAAAGAACGAATGAACATGTTTCAACTGGATAAAACCCATAAGATTGATTTGGAAAACACCCTGACTGACAGTATTTACACCATTAATTTTATTAAAAACATAGGATTTCCATAAAAGATTACAAGAACTAGAAGATAATTGGGCTGCTCCGTAAGTAGAAGAACCACTTGAAGCTTCAGGATCGTAGTTAATATATTGCTGTCTTTTTAACAATCCTATATTACCATTTGCACTATTATAACTATTAAGAGCACCACTTACAACAGTCTGGAAAGCACCAGAAGCACTTGCCGCAAGATTAGTATTATTACAAACACCTCTACCACTTGTGGATGGGGCTGCCTGAAAACTAAAAGCCAATGGATTATCAGGATAAAAACCCATAGAAGCACCTTGAGTTGCTACATCTCCCCATGAAAGAGATGTTAGTAACTGAAATGAATTAATCATCTGGATAAAGGGTGTTTGCTGGATAATGGTAGTTCCATTCATATCAAGTGTAAATGAATGAATCATTTGACCAAACCAAGATTTCAAACCAATAGCATAATCAGCACTCGTAAGAGCAGTAGCAGGAGCAAAATTTCCAGCAGTAGATAAACTAGTTGTTGCTAAAGTCAAAAGCATTGGGACGGCTAAATAGGCCTCTCGATACGAGACGTACTTGTTGCTGTTAGAAAGCTGTGCATTTTTACCAATGTATTACTTGTAAGCATTTCCTCTTACAAACATTCTTACCTTTTTAAATGGGATAAGCACTCTCACGAGTGGGATTAGACTATATCTTACGATTTCATAGCAATTGATTAGATTGCTCCATCGCACCAGCATTTAGTCGTTGGAGATTTCCCATACTCTTATCATAGCGAGGTTAGGGACTTTCCTGCGGATTGTCTTATAACATACAACTTTTTACTATACCGATTGTGATTAGCAATCGCCACTATAGAGTTTCCTAAATAGTTTAGTATTGTATGCCTTCAAGAGTTTCCCGTCAATTTGGAGGTGTTGCCGTCATTTGACGACTTGCCTTACTTTTGGTAAGACATTTATACCCTACAACTTAAGGTATCAATAATTGACTGATTTGAATTGTACACCGAATTCATATTGTCTAAAATATTGATCCAATCTTTCTTAACAAAAATGGAGGCTGAGCCTTCTACTTCCTGAGATAAGTCAAATACTAATTTATCGGACATATTATAATTATTGATGAGATAAAAAATTTGGCTAATTCCAAAATAATATGGAATTGGCTAAAAAGAAACCATTAATTCAATCTCTTATAAATTGAATTTAATATTTTTGATTTTATTTTTTTGAGGCTTAACTGCTAAACTTAAACTTTCCAATTTTTTGCTTAAAGCTCCACCAGCCATTGGAACTCTACCAGTGGTTGCTACATATTCATCTACACTATCATAACTTGATGCTGAACCTGCTCCACCTTGATTAAGTAAAACAGAACCACCTTTACCTTGCATTCTTGAAATGCGTCTGCCTGGAACATAAACAGAGGTTATTCTAACCATTATTATACTAACAAAACATTATATTTTAATTATTCAATATTGGATATTCGTTTCCTCAAATTCCTTAATTTTAAAATATTCATTATTAAAGAATTTATAATTGTTATTTGCTTCATAATATCTTTTTCCTTAACTGAATCAGTTCCAGTTTTTAAGTCAGTTGTTAGTCTTGATTGTTCTTTTTGTAAATCATCGTACATTCGAGTTAAAGATTGTTCAGTTATATCGTGTGTAAAGTTCATCTATATATAATTAAGAGATTATTAATTTACTAAAATAATGCGGTCTCTATATTAACCACTATTATGCTGCCTGTTCATTCGCATCTCGTATACATAAAACAATTGTAATCGATGGATCATTAATCGCAATTGGGTTTAGATCAGTTCCTAAAATTGTTAGTCTCAATTCATTATAAGTTCCATTTATTAATTTAGTCCATATAAATGCTGGTGGTTTTTCTGAAATAAGTTCCCCTACTGCTACACTTGGAACGAGTGTATAAAGAATACTGGATGGCATAGCATAAGCATTATCAATATTTGACAACGAAAATAATAATGATGAATTCGGCTGAACATTTGGAGCAACTGTAGAAATATATGATATTGTTCCATTTGCTAATTTGCTTACATATTGACTAGTAGGAGGAACAAAAGTATTATTTAAATTTTGAGCCGTAGCGAAACCAGCACTATAACCAACAATTATGTTAAACTTTGCTGGAATTGTAACAATAGGATTAAAACTTTGTGGAGGAAAAGGAACGGCTGCTGGATTTGTCCAACCTACTGGTAATGCTGTTGGAAATAAGTATGTATTTATTTGAACCGCATAACGAGCAGGATTTATTATAAATTCAGCATAATATACATTTTCACCTGAACCATTTACTAAATAATGACCATTTTGTATCATTGTAAATTGCAATAATTGGTTCAATGTTACAATTTCATACAGACCATCTGGAATTGATACTGTATATGTAGTGGCTACTCCTGCTCCGTTAATCCAATTATAACTGAAAGAATTATTTTGATAAGTAGATGTTATATTGAACCAGCTGTAATATATAGAACATGAGGCAAATGCTAAATAATTATCTTTGAATTGAACTGAATTTGGAAATCTATAAACGAATTTGTTATTTTGTCCATCTAATACCAGATTGCTTTGATTTAAGACAAGTGTTTTAACCATTATATATTATT